CAGGATTTAATTGAACACTCGGGTGTGCAACACCTTGACAAAAGTATTCTAAATTAGGATATTTAACTCTATCTATTAAAAGTTTAAATCCAGTTGGTTGTAGATAATTTAGATTCGTGGTTAGATTCTGGTCATCTACTTGTACTGTTGAGTTTACTGCCATACATCTATTTATATATTTTACAACCTGCAAATTAGTGGTTGACAAAAGTTGCCGAGATATATATAATACTACACAATTGTGAGGAACATTCAATGAAAATTGCTATCTTAAATGATACCCATTGCGGTATTCGTAATTCTTCTGATATATTTATGGACTATCAAGAATTATTTTATCGTGATGTATTCTTTCCCTATTTACTAGAAAACAACATTACAAGAATATTACATCTTGGTGATTACTACGATAATCGTAAAACAGTCAATTTCAAATGCTTAAATCATAATCGTAAAATATTTCTTGAGAAACTAAGAGAATATGGTATGACTATGGACATTATTCTAGGTAATCACGACACTTATTTTAAAAACACGAATGAGTTGAACTCACTAAAAGAATTACAAGGTCACTATATGAATGAAGTAAATATCATTCAAAAACCTACTGTCATGGATTATGATGGATTAAAAATAGGTCTAGTGCCATGGATTGCAGATGACAATGAAAAAGAATCACTAGAGTTTATTAACAATTGTAATGCATCTATCATTGGTGCCCACTTAGAACTAATTGGTTTTGACATGTATCGAGGTATGCCAGCACATGACGGTATGGATAGAAAATTATTTGATAGATTCGAAATGGTATTGACTGGACATTTTCATGCTAAGTCTTCTCAGGGTAACATACATTATCTAGGGGCACAAATGGAGTTCTTCTGGAATGATTGTGGCGATAAAAAATACTTTCATGTTCTTGATACTGAAACAAGAGAAATAGAAGCAATACTAAATCCAAACACTATCTTTGAAAAAATATATTATGACCACGAAAAGATAAATGACTTTCAAGATTTAAGATATCTAGATAATAAATTTGTAAAACTAATTGTAGTCAACAAAGGTGATAGTTACAAGTTTGAAAGATTTGTTGATAGAATACAAAGTCAAAAAATACATGAACTAAAAATTGCAGAAGACTTTTCTGAGTTTATTGGCACAAATGTAGATGACGGCGAAATAAACATTGACAATACTGAAACAGTAGTGTATAATTACATCGACTCAGTACAAACTGATTTAGATAAAAATAGAATTAAAAGAGAAATATCATCTTTGATGACAGAGGCACAGAATCTTGAAATACAATGAGCAAGTGGCATGGTGGTAAAGGTTCAAAACAAAGACCAACTGACAGGAAAAAATATGAAGAAAACTACGAAAGAATATTCAGGAAAAAACAGAAATCTAATTCTAGAAATGAAAGTGAGAACGATGAACGGGATTCCATTTCATGAACCCATACCAGAAAAAATAAAGAAACAATATAATTTATGATACATTTTGAGAAATTGAGGTACAAGAATTTTCTTAGTACCGGTAACAACTTTACAGAAATCGATTTTGAAAAAACACCAACTACATTAGTAGTCGGACAAAATGGTGCTGGTAAATCTACAATGTTAGATGCGATATCTTTTGGGTTGTTTGGTAAACCACATCGTAAGATATCTAAAATGCAGTTAGTTAATTCTGTCAATCAGAAAGGTACTGTAGTCGAAGTAGAATTTAGAATCGGCAAAAAACAATTTAAAATAGTTAGAACAATCAAACCAAATAAGTTTGAAGTCTGGATAGATGGTAACATGGCAAATCAAAACTCTCATGTTACAGACTATCAGGCAATGCTAGAGAAAAACATTCTCAAATTAAATCATAAATCTTTTCACCAAATTGTAGTTTTAGGGTCTTCGAGTTTTATACCTTTTATGCAGTTATCCTCACAACAACGTAGAGGTGTAATCGAAGACCTACTCGATATTAATATGTTTTCTATAATGAATCAATTGTTAAAAGAAAAGATATCAATCTTAAGAGAAAAGATTACACAAAACGAAAATGATATTAATCTAGTTGATTCAAAAATAAATGCACAGAAAAAATATCTAAGAGATATAGCAAGTGTAAATGCACAGTTTAGAAAAGAAAAAGAAGACATGATTGTTTCTACTCAAGAAGACATTAGAGTACTGAATGATAAAAATATAGAATTAACTAAACAAGTTGATATGTCATTACAACCTGCAATAGACATGCAAAGTTCTGTAATAAAAGTAAAAGAGAGGTTTGAAGAAACTGTCGCAAATATAAATGCACAATTTAAAGTTGTTAAGAAAGAACATAAATTCTTTTCTGAAAACGATGAATGTCCTACATGTAGTCAAGAAATAGACTTGAAATTAAAACGAGAAAAAATAAAGACAACTAAAAAAAGACTAGACGATTTAAAAGTAGGTTTAGATAAATCAGATACAGAAAGAGAAAACTATAAAAAATCAATACAACTATTTCAAGATACGATTGATGATTGTGCAAAATATAATTCAGAGATATCTGGTAATAATAAAACTATTGATAAATTAAATAAAGTAATTGATTCATTAAGAAATGAAATAGATTCTAAAATAGAATCAAGTGGCGATTTATCAGATGCGAATGCAGACCTAGAAGAATATAGAAAAGAGAAAGAAAAGCATCAAGACGAAAAATATAAATTGAATGAACAGTTTTCTTATCATCAAGTAAGTGGTGAACTGTTAAGAGATACTGGTATCAAATCAAAAATAATAAAACAATATTTACCTGTAATAAATAAATTGACTAATCAATATTTACAGACACTAGATTTCTTTGTTCACTTTGACTTAGACGAAAGTTTCGTAGAGACTATTCGTTCTCGTCACCGTGATGCTTTTACTTATGATTCTTTTTCAGAAGGTGAAAAACAAAGAATTGACCTGTCATTATTATTTACTTGGCGACAAATCGCTAAGATGAAAAATAGTGTAGCAACCAATCTTCTGGTACTTGATGAAACATTTGATTCATCTTTAGATATGGAAGGGGTTGACAATTTAATGAAAATACTGTATACTTTGCAGGAAGATACAAAAGTATTTGTAATATCCCATAAGGGAGAACTTGAGGATTCAATCTTTGATAGAAAGATTGAGTTTATCAAAGATAAGAACTTTAGTAAAATTAGATAGGAGTATATCATGGAACTAAGTGACCAAACGATAGGTGTATTAAGAAATTATGCAACTATCAACCCGAACATCGTTGTCGAATCGGGTAATCAAATAAAGACTATTTCTGTAGCAAGAAATGTTCTTTCATCGGCAACAATTCAAGAGTCATTCCCACAAGGGTTTGGCATATATGATTTAGGTGAATTTCTAAACGTCTTAGATTTAGTAGATGGTGCGAATCTTTCATTTGAATCTGATTATGTAACTATCGGTGACAAGACTGGTCGTTCTGCAGTAAAGTATTACTATAGCGACCCAGATATGTTAACTTCATCTGGTAAAGACGTTGTTATGCCAGAAGCAGAAGTTAATTTTACACTAGATAGTGATACACTTGCAAGAGTTCGTAAGGCCGCTGGTGTTTTAGGGCATAGTGAATTGTCTATCTCTAATACTCAGGGCGCAGTAAGATTATCAATTGCTGATATATCAAATGCAACTTCGAACTTGTTTAGCATAGATGTTGAAGGTACTTACCCTGAAGGTGTAAACTTCAACTTTATAATGAATGTGAATAATTTAAAAGTTATTGATGAAGACTTTCATGTAGCAATCTCTTCAAAATTAATTTCACAATTCACAAGTACTCAGAGTGACATAGAATATTTTATTGCACTTGAGAAATCTTCAACATACGGAGCATAAAATGGCAAAACCAGTACCTGAAAAGAAAGAAGAAGACCACTCGCAAATATACGAAGTATCAAATAGAGTTGCACGTTCAACAGTAGCAGTCATTGATACAGTAGTACAAAGAGGTGGTTTCAAAGGAGAAGAGTTGACAACTATAGGTCAACTTAGAGACCAAGCAACTCAGATTATACAATTGTGCGAACAATTTCAATCTAAGCAAGGTCTTGACAAGTCTAGTTAGACCTGTTATAATACTCTTTTTTAATTTCGAGAGTTGTAAGCACATTGCTAGGTGTCACAGTAATATTATACACAACGCTTTCTTACAACTCTCACCTTTGAACTTTATATTATGAATGATGATTTCTTATGGGTCGAGAAGTATCGACCAAAAACTGTCGAACAGACAATACTTCAAAAACAACTAAAAGATACATTTACTAAGATTGTTGAATCTGGTGAAATACCAAATATGTTATTCACTGGTACTGCAGGTCTTGGTAAGACAACTGTAGCAAAAGCAATATGCGAACAACTTCAACTTGATTACATTGTTATCAATGGGTCAGAAGAAGGTAACATAGATACACTTCGTGGTAAGATAAAACAGTTTGCATCTTCTATCTCATTACAGGGTGGTTACAAAGTAGTCATACTAGATGAAGCAGACTATTTGAATCCACAATCAACTCAACCAGCACTTCGTGGTTTCATCGAAGAGTTTTCTCAGAACTGTAGATTTATTCTCACATGTAATTTTAAGAATCGTGTGATTGAACCACTACATTCAAGATGTGGTGTTTATGAGTTTAATACTGATAAGAAAACTATGGCACAATTGTGTATGCAATTTATGAAACGTCTTGAAGATATTCTTACTCAAGAAAATATTAAATACAATAAAGATGTAATTGCAGAACTTATTAGTAAACATGCACCAGATTGGCGTAGAGTTTTAAATGAGTGTCAACGTAACTCTATTGGTGGCACAATTGATGCAGAAGTTTTAATAAGACAAGATGACAGTTTCAATGATTTATATCCTGCCTTGAAAGCAAAAGATTTCAAACGTATGCGAACATGGGTTGTAAACAATATTGATATTGACCCAGTGGCAATTATTCGTGGTGTCTATGATACTATGCACGAGAATGTCAAACCAGAAAGTATACCACAACTTGTAATTATACTTGCTGATTATCAATACAAAAATTCTTTTGTTGCTGACCATGAACTAAATATGGTAGCATGTTTGACAGAGATTATGGCAAATGTTGAGTTTAAGTAAACTTGAAATAACACACAAAGACTTGATTATAAATCATATTCAAGAAAATGGCCATCGTGACCAAACAAGAACAAACATAAATATCACTAGAATACTTGGTGGTAAAATATGGCAACCAGTATATGATTCGGAAAATTACAATAAAGAAATACCACTTTCTTGGACTATAACGACAAATGAAATTGAAAATCATGTTAAAATGAAAGTTATAAAAATGTGGGCAACTGAGTATTCTGGTGGTCAAGGTTGTAAGTTTCATACTCATAGAAATGAACGTGCTGATATGACTGCAGTATATTATTTAAAAGTTGGCGATGAATCAGGCAGTTTAGTTTTTCCAGATGAAGGTATAACAATAGAACCTAGAGAGAATTATTTTGTATTATTTGATACTAATTTAGTTCATGGCGTTGAACCATCATTAGATGGTAGAATATGTTTATCAATGAATTTTAAAAATAATGAATCCATTTAAATATTTAAACGAAATCAACTATGGTAAAAGAAATATCATGGTAGATGAAGAGACAGAAAAAGCATATGCACCTTTTATAATTAATAGGTCATTGTCTTACTTTCCTGATACTGTCGCACTTGCTAACGAAATGAATAGATATGGCCACTTAGAATCACGTCTACAATTCGCATTTCTTATAAATACTATTAGAAAGAGAAAACGATTTAGTAAATGGATTAAACCAGAAATCGAAAATGATGTTGAAGTGGTGAAAGAATACTATGGATATAGCAATGAAAAAGCAAGACAAGTTATTCAACTACTTACACCTCAACAATTAGATGTATTAAGAAAGAAGGTGAGTAAAGGTGGAAGAAAATAATATAGTAACGTGGTCACCTGCAGATATGTTAGAAGTAACAATTGCAGAACCAGATGACTTTTTAAAAGTAAGAGAAACATTAACACGTATCGGTGTTGCATCAAGAAAAGAAAACAAATTATTTCAATCGTGTCATATATTACATAAACAAGGTAGATACTTTATAGTACACTTTAAAGAGTTGTTTATGCTAGACGGAAAGAAATCTAATTTAGAGCAATCAGATTTAGAACGTAGAAATACTATAGCAACATTGCTAAGTGATTGGGGATTAATTCAAATACAAAATACAGAACAAGTAAAAGAATGTAGTTCTCTAAAACAAATTAAAATAATACCTTTTAAAGAAAAGAATGAATGGGAACTTTGCCCAAAATATAACATCGGCAATACAAAATAATCGTGTTTTCGAAACAAGTATTGACCCTAAACTAATCAATCAAAACTGGACTACAATCGTTAACATGATTGATAGTCACCCTAACGATTTAGTTAAAAGAGAACCTAATAAAAATAGAATCATGTTAAATGATTTACATCAAAGACAATCTGTTAAACCTATTGTAAAAACAATTATTTCTTTATTGCAAGACATTTGTCCAAACAAAACAATTACAAATATTGCATTTATGGGTTTTGGTAAACATGAAAGTTATCCATTACACAGAGATAATATGGACGTTTTATTACTACAAGTAAAAGGTCGTATCAAGTTAGCAGTAGAAGAAATAGATAAAGTTATGATGCCAGGCGATATTGTTTACATACCTAGAGGTACTGACCACGAAATAACGCCATTACAATCTCGTGTAACTTATTCTTTTGGAATTGAAGGTTAACAGATGCCTGCTTGTTTTGAAGTACGAACTATCTTTACACCTCTACGAATCAATTCATTACGAATCTTTTGTTTCTTTTTATTTGGCGTAGAATCATTATTAAGTGCTGAAAACAATTCATTCTGAGGCACTTGTTTAAGATAATAATGTTTTACACTTATTTTTTTAGTTGCTCTATCAACAATTTTTTCTGTAGGTTTAAACTTTGCTGGCATTTTTTTACTCTAGGGGTTGAAATTTAGAAATTCATACACATATATATAATAGTAGTATGTGCGAATGGTTCGGCATACACATAAACTTGCTTAATATTAGGAGTTAATATGACACAAATAGAAGCATTTGGTCAATTCAGACCATTCTCGGTGGGATTCGATTCTATCTTTGATACTTTACAAAGAGTATCGGTTCCTCAATCAAACTATCCTCCATATAACATCGTCAAGAAAGGCGAAAGTTATTTTGTTGAACTTGCAGTTGCAGGTTTTCAAAAGAAGGATATCAACATCGAAGTAGAAGATTCTTCACTTAAGATATCTGTTATCGCTAAGTCAGAAGACAAATTTGCTGAAATAATACACAAAGGTATTTCAACAAAAGACTTTGTAAAAACTTTTGCACTTGCAGAGTTTGTCGAAGTAAAATCTGCTGAACTTGATGATGGTATATTATCAATTGAATTGATAAAAAATATACCTGAAGAGAAAAAACCTAAAACTATTAAAATTAAATAATAGTATTTGTGTCAAGGGGTAGAAATATCCCTTGACATTTTCTGTTCAACCTAGTATAATACACAATAACTACAGGATTATATTATGAATTTTTATACTAACGTAACTCGTTATGGCAATAGTTTGCTCTATATGGGTTACAAAGGTGGACAAAGAGTCAAGCAAAGAATTCCATTCAAACCAAAATTATACATTTCAACATCTAAACCAAAAACTGGTTATCAAACTTTAGACAATATTTTAGTAGAACCAATTGAGTTTGATTCTATGAAAGATGCAACAGAATTTGTAAAGAGATATGAACATGTAGATGACTTTACAGTTTATGGTATGAATAATTATGTTTCACAATTTATTGCACAAAAATATCCAGAAGAAATTAAATTTAATCGTGATGATATATCTGTCACAACAATTGATATTGAATGTCAATCAGACCAAGGTTTCCCTGAACCACATTTAGCAGAATGGCCCATTACTGCAATCACAATCAAGAACAGTAAAGAAAATGTTTATCGCACATGGGGTTTTAATGAATTTAATCCAGCAGACAATGTAGTTTATATACAATGTAAAAACGAAGCGGCCCTGCTTCACAAATTTCTAGAGTATTGGAAAGATAACTATCCAGATATTGTCACTGGTTGGAATAGTATTGGTTTTGATATGGTATACATCGTCAATAGAATTAGAAAAGTTTATGGTGAAGAAGAAATTAAAAAACTATCACCCTGGGGTAATGTCAAAGAAGACAATAGAAAAGATAAGTTTACTGGTAATACTAATTATGCATATGACATTATGGGCATAACTCAACTTGACTATTTAGAATTATATAAGAAGTTTACATATGTGCAACAAGAAATGTATTCATTAAATCATATTGCACACGTAGAACTTGGTGAAGGTAAGTTATCATATGAAGACCAAGGCAGTTTGTTTTCATTATATAAAAATGATTATCAAAAGTTTATTGAATACAATATTAAAGACGTTGAATTAGTTGATAGATTCGAAGAAAAGTTAGGTCTTATTACATTAGCATTGACTATGGCATATCGTGGTGGTGTGAACTACAGAGACGTGCTAGGCACGACAATGATATGGGACACTATTATCTATCGCATACTCGAACAGAATAAAGTTGTTTGTCCACCTAAAATAGAAAAGAGTAAATCAGATTTTGTTGGCGCATATGTCAAAGAACCTCAGATTGGTGCCCATGATTGGGTAGTATCATTTGACTTGAACTCACTATATCCTAATATTATCGTTCAGAATAATATGTCACCCGAAACTGTAGTTGATGGATTAGTCGATACGTCTATTGAACATATGTTAAGAAAACAAACAGACATTGATACAACATATGCAACTACACCAAATGGTGCAAGATTTAAAAAAGATAGACAAGGTGTAATCCCATTTGTTATTCAGAAATATTATGAAGAACGTGTAGAGATTAAAAAAGAAATGTTGAAGTTACAACAAGAGTATGAGACTACACCAACAAAAGCATTATCAAATAAGATATCGCATCTGTACAATGAACAAATGGCAATTAAGATTTTAATGAACTCACTTTATGGTGCATTAGGCAATCGTTGGTTTAGATACTTTGACCAACGTGTTGCAGAATCTATCACAATGTCAGGTCAGTTAGCAATTCTTTGGGCAGAACGAACTGTCAATAAAGAAATGAATAAGTTATTAGAAACAGATGAAGAAGATTATGTCATAGCAATTGACACAGATTCACTATACATTCGTATGGGTGAA